TGGTAGGCTTTTTAAAGAGTAATGTGTAAGTTGGTTTAATCTTTAGCATCTTCTTCATCTCCTTTCTTTCTTATGAGTGAATTGTAATAGTGATAAACAAGAGCTGCCGGGAGGAAAGGAAAAGAAAGAGTTTGTGGTGTCTCTTTCTCTTCCGGCAATTCTTTCCTTAACTTTCTTATTTCTGACTGTATAGCTGCAATATTCCTTAAAAGCGCGCTGTTTTTTGTCTCTAAATAATCCTCATACGCTAATTCTAAAAGAGTCTCCAGCCTTTTGATATCCCTTTCTATATCGTTCATTATGGCTCTACCTCCTCATCATCATCCTCCTCTTCTTCATTGTTGTTTATTGTTTCATCATTGCCGATAACATATTCATCAATATCAGCGCTTTTTTTGGCAACATGTTGGATTTTTCTCATCAGGAACTTTAAAACTGAAAACTCTCCTATTCGTACATGAAGGCCTAAATATCGGCAATGTGCTAAAATACTATACAATTCTGCTAGTACCACAATTGCAACGGCATACCCTCCTGTTATAAAAACTGCAATTTTGTGAAGGGATGGCGAAAAAACAGTAATAGCTGCACCGGCTAAAGAAAGCGCATAAACAAACAGAACATAACTTATTAATTTTTTTGTCGTCATAACAATTAAGCGTCTAAATTTAAATTCGTGATTATGAATGGCTACAATTGATCCTAAAATTTGATCGGTAAGAAAAAGCAATAAAACAGCTAGCATTCCAGCGCTAAAATTTTTTGGATCTAAAGCAAATAGAAAAGAGATAAAAGCGCCGGTAAAGATGTATTCTACCGTCCATTTCTTGATAATAGTTATAATGTCTGCCATGTTAATTCCCCCTTTACTTTATAGAATAAATTTTTGTCAATGTTTATTAAAGCAATTGTTTCTTCTGATACAAACATGTATGGTAGCCAGCTAATACCGGAATCAATAAGCGGCATAACTAGACCACCTTCTTCATCGATTAAAGCCGGCACACCATAAATAACATGTAGCATAAACTTTATTCCATTCAGCACAATACCACCATCATCCAATATTTCTATAGGCTCAATTTTAAATCCCTTCCATTGTAATGAGTCATAAGGTATGTAAATCATTCCATACGGAACCATCTCATGTTGGTTTGTTTCAATTGAATCCACCATTTTAAAGGCATTACCCTCTAAAAGCGTGTAGTTGTAAACATCAGGCGCTGTTTGGATAACATAATTAGATTGTGCACTTTCATCTAGCTTAATATATTGCTGAATTTCTGTCCAATTTGTGTTTAGCCTTGCGCTCACATTAAATGTTTTATAAGCTACATAATATCGCGCTGTTGGTCCTAATCCTGCTGCTATAAAGCCGGATCCTACCTGATCAAATGTAACTTTTATACGTGTTGCGTTTGATATATCATATTTAAATGGAGATATTTGTTCAATACTGCCTTCAATTGCTTCAGCTGTTTTTGTGTATAATTCTGTAAAATATTGAGAATCCAATTCGATGTAGTCTTGCGCCGGATCATTCCAAATTATTATGTTGTGGGTACCCATATCAGGCCTGCCTCCCCGCCAAATGTCAAATTCACATAATAATTGTTTTCTGCTATCGTTTGAAAATCCTCTAATTGTGGAATATAAATTATTAAGTACACGGAATACGCTGACTCCCATCTGCTTTTGGATGTATTGTATGTAAGCTTTCTGCCATATACCTTTCTTGAGATAGGCGTAAATTCATTTGAAAAATAATAATATGTACCGTCAAAATACACATAAGCATTTGTCCAATCAGATGGAATATTATGATCTACAGATGAAAGTGTTAGCGTGTGTGGTAATATCCAATAGTTACCACCACTTCTTTCTGGTAATGTTGTAAAGTATAACAGTTTAATAACTATTTTAGACGCTTGAATTGTAAAATTCAATGTTGTAATACTGCTATTAACATCAAAACTCTTCTCTACCGTATATTTAGTTGTATAATCCTCGTGTCTACTTCCTACATCAACATCATAAAGATCCAAATATATCATTCCCAATCACCTACCACATATACTTTTATCCAAATATCTGCTATTTTTTCTCCTTCATCAAACTCCTCTCCTTCTGGTGCCGATAAGTGTACGCCAACGTATGAAAAAGAATTTGTATAACCAATTACCCATAATCCGTTTTCTAACAAAACTCCCGTGCCTGTACCTGATGAAGAATAAGAAACTTTAATTGTGTGTTCTTCTCCTCCTGTCAGCGATTTGCCACCTGAACCTATATAGCTGTAAAAATAAAGATCTACTGCTGCCATAACATCTCGATAGGGATATATCGTGGCATAAACTACTGCACTCTTTAGGTGTGGTGATGGCACGTATTTATCCAACGCTAACACATATTTAAGCGCTACCTGTTTCTTGCTACCATACACTGTAATTGGCTTTTCTCCTGGTATGAATATTCCCTGATAGAATATCGATATCATATCTGTATCAGATGGTGATAAGTTTAGCGTATATGGAAATTTGTTGTCATCGATGTGTGGTAGCAAATACAACACGCACCATCACTCCTTATCCCAAATTGACATTTTAAGTTGTATATCAGCAATTTTAAAATTTGGTCCACTTATTGAGTTAACATCTACAGGATATAACTTAATCTTAAACGCATAAAAATTGTATCCTGTTGGGTGCCATTGCAATCGATACATCCCATTATATTCAATAGCCTTTATGTAGTTAGACTCTATATCACTACCGATCATAACACTAGTTGCCACCGTTGAATTTGCTGCTATATTGTAGATGGTTCTTTCTACATAAGAGCTATAATAAATAAACTCGACCTTTTTCATATTAATGGTTGGTGTTAATGTGACATCTACAACACCATAATCAGCAATAACTTCATGATCGATTAAAAATTCAAACCAAACTTCAATGTGGTCTTTTTCTACAACACCAACATAAATTGTGTTATCGCCCATAACATCATCTTTTGGGTGACAGCCATAATAAGGATTATCATAAGCCTTCACCCATATCACATTAAGACACCTCCAAATGTGATAAAGCAATTAGGTGCATTTGCTTCAATACTAATTGAGTGTATCAAAAGCGTTTCTCCAGTTACTCCATCCGTTGCCTTTTTTGCGAATATATTGGCCAATTTGTTATACCAATCTGAATAATGTACAACTAATTGCTTGCTGTAATAACCTATTCTCATACGTTTAGCATATTCTGTTATTGTAGCTATATCAAATGTATCTACAGGGAATGGTATTTCTATTGTTGCTAGCGATCCGCTGCCGTCAGTCAGGTCAACTTGCACCTGACTTTTAGATGGAGTAAACACAAATAGGATCTTGCTAAAATATTGTTCAGGATGGCTTTCTAATGTTCTTATTGGTGTAGATATGGTATAGCCTGAATTATCAACATTAAAATCTGTAAACACTAATTTATCTCTAAAGTGATCAATATACCATCCACCACCTAATTGAGACGCAAAAAAGCTTACAATTGCCTGCATACTTGCAAAATCGTGAAAGTCAATATACGCTTTAACAAAATCTAAATCACCACTAAAACTTACATTCTGCAATTCGTAAGATATGTTAGCATCTCCTAAAAAGGCATCCATAATATCGGTAAAACTTGTAGCGCTGCTAACGTCTTTCCAACGTGGTGCTGTATTTCTATCATATATTTTTGCGTATGTGTAAGGGATTAAGTCTAATGTAACAATCCCATTCTTTCTGCTAATTTTCTTAATAAAATAAGTTTTGCCTTCTGTAAAAATTGGCAAATATACATTAGCCTCATATTTGCTTTCAAATCCTGTTGCAATTGAGCCGACTAATTTTATTTGTAAACTTGCTTCCCTTAAACTAAAGCTTGCCGACCACGCTGCTATATCAAATGTGTTATTATCAATTGTGATAGTTCCTCCATAATTTGCGCATTCTTTTGCTATCAACATTTTAGGCACCCCCTAACAGTGTGAAACTAATTTTATAGGTATCATTAACAAATTGCTCTTTCTTCTTTTCAATAGCAATGTATGTGCGACCACTTGAAGCCACATAAAAACTTTTGTTAAACAATTCGGCTGTCATACCGTCAATTGAGTCTGTAATAACGTCAATTGTTGCAATAAAACTGCCAATTTGTACGACATAAAGCTGAATGGTATCAGCGGGGGTGTCCACAAAAAATTTAGCGCTATTTGTTTGATATCTAAAAGCAATATTTTCTAGAAAGCCGGTAGAGTTAGCGCTTGTAAAGTCTGCAACAATATCTTCTAATCGATACCATTTGCCGGATCTACCTACTAGTTCAGAATAGCTTGTATTTGTATAGCCAACAACATCCAATTGAAAGATAACACCATCTAGCTTATACATATAAAGATTATCGACTAATATATTTTGATTAAACACATTGATAAAAAAGCCATCATCATTTATAGTGGAATTAAAAAGTAAATCCTCTAACTCTTCATACTTTCCGACAATAGATATTTCATGTGTAATTGTATCCGTATTAACATAACTCACAATTTGGCCATCTTTTCCGGTGCGAATTGCCGTTTCTGAAACAGGGTAGTTAATATACCTTTCTACTCTCATCTTTAACTACCTCCTAAAAATGTGCCAAATACTTTTCCAAATAAGTGTTCAGCGCCTTTTTCGATGTTTTGTACAAATACATCAATTTGTTGCTGCAATGTTGTTTTTCCACTTTTCATTTCGCTAACTGTATCCTTAATTTCTTTTAGATATTTATTTGTTGTTTGTAATTGTGTCACCACCGGATCAGCCTCTAATTGTGTTACAACACCTTTTGCGCCTTCATACATCTTATTGAAGTCCGGCATTCCACTGATACTGCCACGGATTAGTTTTGTTATTTGGTTTTGTACTGCTTCATTTAGAGACTTAAGACCACCATTAAAACTAATCTTTATCTTATCCCAATAATGAATTGTATCGAGGTACATTCCTTTCATGACTGTAATAATCTTATTTTTTGTTGGTGCTAATTGTTTGTAGAGAGATGGTGCAATTTGTTTTAGCATCTGTAAACTCTTTTGTCCTTCTTCTGAATAAAGAGATCTCAAATAATTTAATGTTTTTTGGAATGTTTGCCAATAAGCTACCATTCTGCTATTGCCTGTATATTTTGCCACTGCACTGTTAATATCAATAAGGGTAGAGATAACGTTAAACACGTTTCTCTTTACTTTCTCTAATTCTTTTGCTGCATCTGATGTTTCATTTGCTGTTTCTGCTGCTTTATTTAATTGTGTCCATGTAGAAAGGAATTGATATATGTATTTCTTTAATGTTTCTAGTTTTGTCTTACTTTCTTCCGATAGTTTGTAGGCTTTAACAATTTTATCGATACTATCATTGATTACTTTCATTGTGTTTTCTGCCGTTTCTGAAGAGATGTAGCCTAAACGTTGGAATTCTTCTTCATATTTCTTAACTGCACCTATTACATCCTGCCATTCCGGTAATTCAGCTATCTTAAACGTTTTTGGAATTTGTATAACTGCTGCACGCTCATTGCCTAATCCTGTTAGCGTGCCTATTGCTGTTTGCTGTCCAACTGTTATATCTTTTATCATTGTTTGAATACCTTCAACAGTAGCCTCTCCAATACGCTTAAGCGCTTCATCAATGTTTTGTGAATTGCCGATAATAGAGGATAGCCACAAACTTGCTGCTGCTTGTGTGGCTTGTATTCTTTTTGCTGTAGAGTCAGCCCAATCGCCTAATTTTTTGATAGCCTTACCTAAAAGGAATAAGCCACCCACAACTAATCCTGCTATTCCTAACCCGGCTATTCCTGTTGAGAGTCCTGCTGCTCCCGCAATAGAGGCTACTGCTGCTCTTGCTGCAACAGATAATTGGCCTAAAACTTTACCTAATTCTACTAGACCAAATACTGCTAAACCAAATTGACCTATTTTACTAACTCCTTGCGATAAAATAACTAAACCGGCTCCCAAACCACTGAACGCATCTCTCAAACTCTTTTGGAACATGTTTGCTGCTTGAGAGCTACCAAATAAAGCATCTGTAACTCTTTCCATTGCCACGTAAAACGCCAACGAGATCCCGTCTAATGTATCGTCAACACCAGCCCATAAACTGTTTAGTTTTATCTGAATTCTATTGATAACGCTTTCTGTTTGTGTTTCTTGTGCTAATATCGCTTGATTCATTCGCTGCCACATTTTTGCCGGATCTACAGTGCCGCCTTCTTCCATTCCCAAATAACGTCTTAATTGCTTAATACTTCTCATGTCACCTTCCATCATACCGGTGACCATTTTTGCGGCTTGTGACCAGCTTAAACCGGTAGCTTGCATAATTGCTGAAGTTAAGCGAATTCTTTCAAACGCATCTCCTAAACTATCCGACGCAAACGCTACCTGTTTTCCTATTTGTCCTATTACCCAATAATCAACATTTAATTTTTCTGCTACATCTTTTAGTTTGTTTTCTAAAATGGCATATTCTTCAGGCCTAATGTTGTTTGATATGGCTGCTAAACGTTTACTCGCTTCTGCTAAACTATCGAATTGCGATAACTTATAAGAAAGATTTTGAGCCAAATATCCGAATGTGAACGCTGCTCCCAAAAAGCTCATGATTATACCAACAAGATTAGCGCCTAATATATTGCTTTCTTGTTTAAGAGATAACGCTTTTGCTGCTGCTTCTCTTGCCCCTGCTGTAGCCCTTCCTAAAGCGAGACTAACATCTTTATATCCTATCGCTAAAGCATTTGTTTCCTTTACCAAATTAGAAACTTGTGGATTTGTGTTTGGTGCTGCTTGTAATAGCTCCTTTTGTCCATTTTTTATAAGACCTTGTAGCGCTTGTGTAAATGTTTTAAGATCAGGTATTTGATGTACCACATTGATTCTATAACTCTTTCCTGCCATCTTTACTTCACCAACCCATTCCAATTTTGTTGTCCGTGAAGATGATTATGATATTTAAGCATACCAACAACAACGGCTGCCGGTGCATTGTCTACCTCTTCCGGTGTCCAGCCAAATTCTTTTGCAAATAGATAATATAAGCGTACATTCTTATAATTGCCTATTCTGTCATCAATAACAATAAACTGCACAATTTTAATGACTTCTATATTGTAAAAGTAGACTGCTAGAGTTTCTACAGGATCTTCACTTCCTATTATTTTAGAAAGGACCTCCCAATTTGGAGGCCCTTCCTTTTGCATAACACTAAATGGTAACAGTTTCATGGCTATTACTCACCTATCTTTTTGATGAGTTCTAGCACCTGCCCCATTCCTTCTTGTTCTAACTGCTCATTTACCTTTTGAAGAGCCTTAATTGAAAGTTTTGTAAAATAAGCATAAACTAAACCAATTGCATCAGCCGGATCAGCATCAGGATCAATTTTTTCTGCCAAATTCAACACCGGCTCAATAGGTAATTCATTCAGTTTTTCAGGATTGCTAATTAGTTCTAACACTTTTATTCCAGTTTTCTTTTCAAATTCGATTAAGTCTTTATTCTTTACCATAAGATAAGACACCCCCTACTATTGATTAAGCTGTAACTATTCTCTTGAATTCGAGAGTTAGTTTTGTGTAATCGTCATAATTTGCGCTACCGGATTTGGATACAAGTTTAAGACCGTCAATAACTTGTGATTCTGCATTAGCCGGTGTGTAGGTAATTTTATAAGACGCATTAAGATCGCTGTCAGATAGTAAACTCATAAGGTCAGCTGCATTAACACCTGCTAATTCTACCTTTACAGTGGCATCTGCACTTGCTGCTATAACATCACGCGGATAGATAGAGAATGTAGCGCTTGCATCGTTTAATACTGCTCCATGTAATTCTTTTGTTGAAACATTTGTGTCGATTGTGATTGAAGTAGCTACACCACTAAAGATAGGTGTGTAACTTCCATCTGTATTCTTCTTTTCAATTAAGATTTGAGATATTCCATATACGTAACTCATAATTATTCACACCTCCTATATGTTTGTGAATATTGCATATTTGATTTCATTCCAGATGACACGCATTTTTGTGTCGAGATGTTCTTTCTCCTCTATTTTAATAGGTGTTCCTAAAGTAAAACTAGCTACAGACGCTGTAAAGTCATTAACGGCATTCACATACCAGTCTACATCTTCAGGCTTAAAGATAAAATAAACATTAATTATTGTTCTTGCAATAGGCCCATTAACTTCTGACTCTAATTGTTTGATTACTATCATATTCCCTTCATAAGCGCTTTCTGCTGCATCAACATAAACCGTATAGCCTTTTTCCTGAAGATCATTTATTACTTTCGGCAACCAACTCACTTACTAACACCTCCACAATACCGTCAACGATTACATCGGCTAGTATATCGTTTTGATATTTTTCTTTAACTTTTCTTTCAAATTGTGTAAACCTTTTATGTACATAAAGCATACCGTTTTCAGCCTGATCTAATCGCTGTAAGAAAGGCCAGCGTTCCGGATCTTCAGGCTGTTCAAATATGTATGTTGAATATTTGACATAAGGCTTATTTTTTGCTGCAATAATTAGTTTCCAATAAAATTTGTTGTATATCCCACGCTGAAGCGCTGCATCGATAGCCTCATCAATATTTAATTCTTTACTCTTTACATTTGCTGCCTCAAATGTGTAAGGATATTTGATCGTATAAATTTGTTTTCCAGTGTATTTATTCCACCAACGCCATTCTTTTTCTTGTTCAATAACATATTCGTGTACCTTTCTGTTTCCTTGCGTTGCTATTCTGTCAATTTTTTCTGTAAAACTTTTAACAAATTTTTCTATCATTCTATCCTCACCAACGACGCTTCAATATGATGTGTTATTTCTCCTGTAACATCATATAACTCCACTATCATCTCAATAGCATAACGATATTTACCATCGCTTATAACGTCTCCTATCTCGAATTGTTGTGTTTCCATTGGTAAGGCTATCATTTTAAAGCGTCTATTTATTGGTGCTGCATAAGGTGTAGTTGAACCAGACGGTAGCCTGTAAATTCTGCCATAAAATGTTTCTCCTTTTGTTTCGTTTGTAAGCTGAATAACGCCTATCATTTGCGATACACCGCCTTCAGATTGTTGACGGTACGCACAAATTGATCCCAATATGTTACACCTTCAGAATTGCCCACTGTAACTGCCACATCGCCGACTTTTTCCTGCTTAATATTATCTTTTTCTTTTGACATGATGAAGTAATATATAGCAATAACTGCTTCAGGCACGCCAGCCTCCAGCAAAAAAGAAAGAGAGAGGCCCGCTGACGTGCTAGCCGATCGGATATAGATATCCAATTGCGTATCGTCTACCATTACTCCATCTTGTTTTAACATGTTTTTAAGAGCCTCTCTCATATTAATTCATCTCCTTATGTAGTAGACCATGTAATTGCTATACCAGATCCTGGTAGTGCTGTAGGCATTGAGCTACCCTCTTCATAAATGAATGTAAGAACATCAATGAATGTGATGAGTCTCAAACTTACCATACCATTAGCAAAATCGTCGCTTGTTCTTCCTACTTCAGATTGTGACTGATTTGCTTTATAAATTCTTACACGATCGAGATTTACCAGGTAAATTGTATTGTCTGGCACATATTCTGATGTATAAACAGGATAACCCCAAATGTTGTAGTTAAGATCAGCTGCCGGTGTTCCAAATATGTAATTTCCATTGCTATCTTTCTGAATGAAGAATTTGTAAGCTTCAGATGGCTTCATAACCCACGCATATCTGCCAGAATAGCTTGCTGTAGCTGTAAAGGCTGCATCGGCTAAATCGTCAAGCGTTGGCTCATGTGCTAATGATGTTGTTTCAAGAGATCCTAATTGATCAATTACCTCTTTTTCTAGAGTTTTTGCAACAGCAACAGAAAAGTCGTTGGTAATGATATTCATCATATCGATAAAGTTTGGTGCATTCTTAAGAGCGAGTTCAGACAATTTATAAAGTCCAGCTAAAGCGGTAATTTCGTACTCCATAAACATTGTGGTCTGATACATCTGACCAATAGCCGAACCTTCTGACCATCTTGTGAGAGGTGTTGTGCCATCAAAAGTGGAATTGTGTACCGGAACTGCTACCTTTAAAGAATTGACCTTTTGAATTCCAATTGCATTTATCAATTTTGAATAATCAATTACAATGTCAACAATCTTCTTATCAATTGCTGTAGGTAGTGCTGGCATGACATCATACAAATTATTAAACTGCTTAATTTCTATATATTCAGGCTCTACTTGTATACCTGCTTTTTGCGCAATGTGTACACGGAACATATCCATTTCCATTTCAGGAGTAATCTCAATCTCTTTTGGCTGTTGTGCCATTTCAGAAAGTTTAGCCTCAATTCTTTCAAGTTTTTGCTCTAACATTTCTACCTTCTCCATGGTAGTATCAGCCTCCTTTTCATTATTAATTTTGTCCTCGAGCTCTTTTAGAGCATCGAGCAATTTGTGTAGGTAATCTTCTACTCTTTTTCTTTCTTTTTCAGGAATGTCGGCTTGTGGCAATCGTCTTAAAGCGGCTTGAACACCTGATAAATAAGTTACCAGCTTACCGTTTTCATATTTCTTGTGTGGTAGTTTGTAAAAGCGCTTATTGTGTTTCAGGCTACCGTCCGGTTCTGTTTCGTAATAAGCGCACGCATTAGCTAATCCTTTCCAGCCTAAATTGTCAATAATTTTGTTAGCATCCTCACTCCAATCCCAATCCCATGGATCTGTTAAGTTAACTGCTTCAATCTTTAATGGTGGTACTTTTTGCACAATCTCCACAATGGCATTTGGATCGGCCGGAATAGAAACAATACTAATTTCAAACAATTCAAAATCTCTTACAATTCCTTTCTCATCCACTAGACCAATACCGTGTACGCTCATCGCCTTAAGAGTTCCTGCTTTCAATTGTTTTGCAATTTCTTCTTCCGTAACTTCTCCTTCTACCCATAAGCCCTCATCCCGGATCTCTAATTTTGTGATGTGACCAATAGGATGGTTTTCGTCATGATTAAACAACATAACAGGGTTCTTCATAAAATTGCTAAAATCGCTGAAGGAATCTTTAGTAAAGATGTAGCCATTTCTGTTTTTTTCTCCAAACTTGACAGCCCAACCTGCAAATTTAGCCGTGTTAAGCTGCATACTAAATTCTAATTCTTGTAATTCTGCAACTTCTTCCAATTGGGTTTCACCCCCTTTTTAGTTATAGCCAAACGGCATAATAAGAACAGGCACAACGTACGCATTAGCGACGAGAGAGACTTCTACTAGTTTACCATCTGCTAATACTATAATAGCGTTATTGCCGTATTGAACTTGAGATGCTCCTGATACTGCTAGACGCAATGGTAATCCATCAGCATCCGCGTTAACGGGAATAATGTGTTGCCCACCATTATAATAAACTGTAATAGTAACACCATTTCCAACGGGTAACAGGTCTGTTGTTAGCGCTATTTGAAAGGCAACATCTTCAGGTGATATTGTGTCAAATATTTCTATAAACGCTACATCATGAGTCCAATAATTGTTTGCATTACTTGCATACATCTTTAACATTCCACCACTGAAGCCTTCTATTGTACCTTCCACATAAATTATAATAGTCCCCGGCACGTTTAATTCAAATTTGTATGTTTTATCTGAAACTTCTATCGTTGTGTTATCAGGTAGCGTTAAGCTTCTTATTCTAATAGCTCCAATACATTCTAGCCTTACAGTGCTTGTCTCTTCCACATCAAACGGTATTTCAATTATGTCATAATATAATCGGTAATAAGCCCTCATTCTTTTGTCACCTCGTACCAATCTGAATTTTTCTGTTTAATCACTAGCCTTGCTTTTTCTCTAACAGCTTGCTCATACCACTGCTGAAGATATTTTGGTGTATTTTCTACTTCTATAATAGCATCATAAGGGTTAACAATTTTGTTTACAATTAAGCCAGTATCAACAAATTTAACAGCTGCTTGAGTTTTTTCTATCACATTTATTATGGGAATTCTTGAGCGATACTTTACTTCAAATGTTTGATCTCCTGCAATAACATCTCCTTTTAGCCAGCTAGCGCCAGAAAGAGGAATACGTTTAGCATCGTGATAGCCTAAATCTCTTAAGAATTGAGCAAATTGCCTCTCATAATAAGCGCCTTTAGTTTTACTCTTTCTCCCCATTTGGTCGCTCAACTCCTTGAGGATTAAGAATGTATAATTCATCACCACCATCAACAGGCTGAAGGCCAATAACTTCCCTTGCTTCATTTATTGAGATAACTCCTTTTGCAACTGCATCTGATAATTCTGCCAATAGTCCAGGTGCTACCATAATACCATTGAATTTAACAGTAATATCCTTTTGTCTAAAGGCTTTTTCTATCTTTCGTCTAATGGGTTGAATAACAGTTCTAACAAATACGCTTTCTGCTGCCGGATCAGGCTTTTCACCCCTTAAGAGATTAGCCGGCACACCAGATAGCGCTGCTACTCTTGCTATAAGCGTATTATCCACATATTCTAATGTTTTAGCATCTAGCTGCCTCTCTAGCTTTTCTACTTGCATTGGTGTATTCAATAGGAATATACTGTTACTCTTATCAGCGTATCGTTTAGCCCAAATGTATTTTATTTTTTCCAATTCTTGCTCACTGACTCCCTCTATAACACCAATAAGAGATGGATATTCAAATTCTGTAAAATAGCCTACAATTGAAGCATATAGCCCGCCTTCTGCCTCAAATAAGTTATCCTCCAACACATCTATCAAACCTTGTGGCTTTCCATTACTACCATATTGCTCAATTTTTACAACATTATCTTTCTTTATCGGCCTATCACCAATTGCATAACCCCTTTCTGTTTCCCTCACATAAGGAGGTAAAGGATAAACTAATACGCCATCAGTTTCAGCAAAACCCTTACCTAAAAGAATGTAACCCAATACCATTAATTTAATTGTGTTATCAATATCTCCTGATATGTTTGCCTCTACACCACCGGATAAAACATAACGCGCAATAATTTCTGCTGCTGTCGTGGCTAGCAATGTAGCTTTATTTATTTTATAGGCTGCAACAACATCACCAAAAACACCACCAGCCTCTACCAATTCATCTACACTGCCCTTAAAGAATATTTCAGCCCACTCCATTACTTAATCACCTTCTTTACACCTTTAACTTGATTAAGATTGTCTGCAAATTCATTAATCGCTTTAAGAATGTCGTGAATCATGTTACTGCCTACTGTTGCGATTATTGCTACCATATACCAATACTGTCCCAAACTTTCTTTAAACAGTAACGCTCCCAAAAGTGACACAACTAGAATAATTGCATGTTTCCACGGTGTTCTTAAACGTTTCCATTGCTCTTCAGGGATAAAGCCTTTTACAATCTGCACCATTCTCTCAACAAATAACGCATAAACACTTGCCATAATTAATATTTGTCTAATTGTCTCTAAATCAAACATGATTATCAAACCTCCTTTTTATACGACGGCAATTCTCTTACCGCCGCCTTTTGTTTCAAATCCTTCTAACGCTATAGCCGTTGCAAACACTAAATCATCATGTTCGTTTTTAACATGTTTATATTTGCTATCCTCATCCAGATACACGCTCATAAAGTGTTTCTTTATCAAATCATCATTTTTTAGTTTTAGCCTGTCCTGCCCCATTCGTATCAGAATTCTATCCAGCATCTGCTGCCTGTTTTTAGGACTTGTTCTGACTTCTATTATTTTAATAGTCCTATTGCGTTTATTAAGTTCTTCCTTTAATGTCTTGCCCCATAACGTGCCAAAATTGCTTTCCAAATAGATCGTTCTTGCCGGACTTCTAATAATCTTATCGGCAAATTTTTTAATAATAGCGCTAATATCGTCATCTTGTAAAGCAATATAGTCATAAACATAATACTTGTCATCATAATAATCAATAAACACCATCGCTGCATAATCATATTTACCACCGGGATCTATACCAATAAAGATATCTCCTTTTGGCTTATAATTTGTCAGCTCAAAAAGGAATTCATAAGGAGCAAACACAAAATTACTATCTACATCAAATTCTGCCGCTATTTCTTGCCTAAATTTGTAATCAGGCATAACTTCTTTCATCCTCTTTATCCATTCCATATCCACATAAGGATTAGCCCATGTAGGGAATCTAAAACCTGCATATTCATCATTAAATTTTTCCATTCCCATAAAGGTCATTTTAGCAAACCAATTATTTCTGCCACGAGGAGATGAGTTTGCTAATACTAATCCTAATCTCCCCGGACTAATCAAACGTGGTGCCAAACTTTCCTCCCACGCAACAGACGGCACTAAAGCTGCTTCTGTAATTGCTAGATAATCCAAACCCACACCTTTTAATTGTAAAGGCTTGTCAGCGCTTTTACCTTCTATAATTGCTCCATTTTCTAATTCCATAACAAAAAGGGAATTATTCAGCTTTTTAACAATTTTCAAATTGCTAGCCTGCTCTACCTGTTCGATGAATGTAGTCAGATAACGCCACTGTTGCCTTAAAATGGAAAAAGTAGGAGCAACATACCAAATATGGACAATAGGAATTAGCTTTTCACCTTTTCTTTTTTCTGCTAACCAAATAGCCGTGGTCACAATTTCTGCTGCCGTCATCATGTCTTTCCCAAATCTTGCTCCAGCTGCTACAAACCTAAATCTTGCCGGATGTGTATGTATAACCCATTGCGCCGGATGTGGATTATAAGGCAATACATAATCGCCTACTTGCATATTATCACCTCTTATATTTTTGTCAAATACGTCAAATAAAGAATTCGTGGGAATTCACTAACAACATGATGAAGCCAGCTATCTCTATTAACAGTCCAGAAAGTGCCTAATTTGGTAAAATCATCTTTTGTAACATCCCATTTAAGGAATCCAACTTCCCACAAGATTGCCGGTCCTTTTATCCTTTCAATAAACATCCCTCGCTTACCCCATTTGCTTGCATCTTTTATCCCTCTCCAGGGAATCCCAACTTCTTCATACAAGAACTTCATCGCCTTATCCAACTGTTTAGCTGCCGATGTGTGTACATATCTCGATGGTAGCCAAATTTCTCCTCCATGTGCTTCCTTGTTGAAACAGTTATAGTGGATAGACAAATAAAAGTCATTAGGACCGGCTAACTGCATTCGATCTCTCAAATGTGGACCAGGCTCTCCTTTTCTTGTCCAAACAATCTCTTTTGCTGCTGCCCATGAAAGCAAATAGCCTTCTAAATGATTAGCCGTCCATAAGGTCGCGTCTGCTTCTCTTAATCCACCTGCAACACATCCAGGATCAATTTTTCCTCTTATAATTGAAGCATGGCCAGGATCTAGTATGAATTTTTCAAATTTCTCCATTTCGTTTCGCCTCCTCTAATACTTTTTCTACATATTCTTTATAGCTCATATTAAGTTCTTCCGCAAATTTAAAAAAATAATTGTGTGCATTGAAGCCAGGCCTTGCAACTCGCATCCATTCGGCTAGTTCTTCCACCCAATCTTCATCAATTGCTTGCTGAATTATTGCATAAAATCTATAATCAAACAAATACTCCATAATATCTAAAATCGGATCAATTTGCTTTTTCTTTTTCGGTGTTACGAATTCTAATCTTAACGCGTATTCTCCTACAGGAGTGTAAGAAAGTAAAGCGTATTGACGTCTTAACCTTTTCCATGTTCTGTCGACAATTTTCCTTATCGCTGTCATTGCAATATCTTCCGGCCATGTGCGAATTATGTTAAATAAAAATACATAAGGGTAACCAGCAACATGATCAATTGCTTGCTGAAAGGCTATCTCTTTATTGCCGTATTTTTCTAAATATTTCCTGTAAAGAGTTTTCAGCTCTTTTATTTTAAATTTTGGCTTATTGTGAAAGACTCTCCATCCGTCTTTTGTTTCTGTTCTAACTGATATTACCATATTTTATCTCCCCTCCTTTTATAAGCTTATAAATTCATCGTTTGTTAACGCTTTTTGTATACGTGATAGTACAAAAGAGTAATCTTTTGTGTCTTCATATGTCAGATCTTTTACGGCATATTCAAAAGCCTCATATAGTTCACTAACGGCTTCTTCTTGTGTAAGCCCCTGTATAGCGTCTTCAACAATTTTACGCATACCGGGTAGTTCTTGCCAGCCTTTCATTCCTGTAACAAAAAATTTAACAATTACTTCCTCTACAGGATCATCTAACGCATAAGGTGTGTAGCCCAAATAAATTCCTTCTTTTTCCTTAAAAAAGAGATTAACCCCGCTTCCTTTCCTTTTTCCTGTCAGAAAGACTACCAATTCATAATACATTTTAACATCCCTCCCTTTCTTATAGAGGTAAGAATTGTGAATTTTGAAGCCCTTTAAAGGCTTCTAACACATCTCCAGTTTGTTTCATTGCTGCTGCCATTTCATCTTGTACCTGATAAATTGCTTCTCGTACTGTTAGGCCATCCTCAAAAAAGATGGATGGGACATAAAAGTCAATATCGTGCGATAATACTTCTAAATAGTCCACCTCTTCACAATGTGGCATGTTATAATTGAATTTAATTTTCTTTCTGAAAGGGTACACTACTGCAACTACCAGGTGCGTATTGCCTTCTGTATCCCAAAAGCGCAAATAAAGTTTATATTTTTTCATATCTCTCTCCCTCCTTATAAGGGTAAATAGTTATCAGGCCATATTTTTCCAGGCCATCGGATGTTTACGGCAGAAGCTTCTAAAAATTGTTTAGTGTCTCTTATTGCATAAATGGACTTCTTTCCTACTGCAATCTCTTCTAACATCTCTAAAAAGGTCAGCGCAACAACATCCTCTTGTTCGTACCAATTGCTGCCTCCAAATTCTTGATGATATACTTTAATCGTTCTTGTAATACTATCAGGCTTGTAAAGTCGTGCGTCTTGTGTGTAATCTAGCGATAAATGATAAACAATCTCCCACGCGACTGAATTTAAAAGAGGGAATGGTGTAGTGTAGCCGACGACTCTAATTTTTTCAATCTCCTTCATTTTATCTCCCTCCTCTCGATGTTCTACTATAAATATAGCACTAAACTTGTTAAAAAAATC